AAAGCTTCGCAATGAGGCAGGATTTCGCAGAGACAAGGCGAAGGTCGAGGAGACTAATCTTTGGACACTCAACAACAATACCATCCAGAGCGACCGCCATAACATCTTTGAGAGATACCGAGAAGCGGGGGGGTACTTACGGGAGCAGAAACAGAACTCCTGCACCCAGGCTGGACCAAAGACAAGAAAGGAGGAGTGAGTGATGAAGAAAAGTAGAAACCGCAGAAGACGCACAGCAAAGCTGATAACCAAGGACATCAGCAAGTGCAAATACTTCATAAATATTGGCAAAAAAATGAACGCCCATAAGGTGGAACTCAAATTTCAGAGAAACTACAATACAATGGGTTCTGTTGCTTTCATCGATGATGCTCCACATAAGCAGACTATTATCCGATGGCATGATCATCGCTACTATGCACTTCGATTTGGAGCTAAAGAGGCTAAGCCACTCAATATGACTTTGGCCAAGTGGAAAACCATAAACAACGATTAGGCATGAAAAAGAATAAGAAGAAAGTCAAGAAAGACGTTATCTTGCTATATTTCCGCCGCCGTCGCATTCGCAATGCGCTCGAAAGACGCTGGTGGGAGCTTGATATCAAGCGTAAGGAGCTATACAAGCTCGTGGAGTACGCCAAGATTCAGTCTAGATACTGTAATGATCTGGACTGCCACCGCATTGTCGGCAGATACCTCAGAGAACTGGAGCGTGAGGAGATACGTGTTACCAGACTTCAGACCAAATACGACCTTTGGGCATCCCGTCTGGGCTACTGGGTTGACCTCTATGAGACGGCATTGAACCGCCTGCACCCTGGAGACGATATTTAAGTTTCACCCTTTAAAAAATGAATATTATGCCAAGAAATACAGATTATTTCGACAGCGAGCAGTTTGAGCAGGATCTGCTCAACGCTTACTTCCATTTCCGCTGCAACCTCCCTATGAAGGATGCAGACACCGGTCTCGACTACAAGAAGAGTTTCAAGACTTCCCAGGATATCGCCACGGAACTTGATGACATGGGCGGTGTCAGTATAGGAGCCATCAACCAGTACCTGCAGGCGCATGACTATCAGGTAGCCACGCAGCCAGACGGCACCGTGGCATGGGCTATATGGGAGAGAGTTGTCAAGCCGGATAGCCTGGTTTAAGTTAAAAACTCATATAAATTTCAAGTACTACCATGTATTATGAATAGTTTTTCGTACCTTTGCAGCACGAAAAATTTTACAAAGTTTTGAAAAGCTTTGATACGGCTAGCCGCCCGTGAGGGTAGTCAGCCGTATTTTTATTTTTACCATCTCCATATTATCTTTGCATCAAAAAAGATAATATATGACCATCACATCACTTCCGTCGGGCAGTTTCTTCCTTGAGAACATCCCCGACATCGACATTCTTACGGCCAAGACCCGCCTGCTCGTCACCATCAAGATAGGTGATGATACCATCTACGATGAGTATCTCTATCCTGCCGATGGAGAGGTCAGAGTGAGCGACCTTGCCGACATCTTCCGTCCCTATGCACGCCGGAGGCTGGCGGTCACAGCCACCATCACCATCGCCGAGCAACAGGTTCCGGACTCCGGAGACACCGACTCGGAAACAGTCACCGATAAGCAGACAGCCAACCTGCAGGTCTACTATTCTACCGTAGACATCGTGGGCGTGGACTGCTCTACATTCCTCACAACCCACTTCCTAACCCTGCTCGATGGACACAAGACCACCTACATGGGGCGACTTGAGTATCTCCACTACATGGGCAAGGAAGCGGCACAGGTCACCGCACACTATTCCGACAAAACCACAAAACTGTTTACCGCACCAGCCACCGGCGGCAACGACCTCTACACCACCATCGACGTTTCTCCGTCTCGTTTCGAGACCGAGGACACCGACCTTCTCTACTACGTGGTAGAGGCAGGCTCACGCTCCATGACCTTCATCATAGACAGCGAGGAGCGAGATGTGGCGCCAACTCTGCTCTTCACCAACAGCTTCGGCTGTCAGGAACTCATCTACTGCACAGGCAAGCACGAAGTAGACCCGCAGTACACCCGCGATGCAGCCTACATGGGCGGCATCAGGGTAAACTACCGCATCACAGAGCAGCGCACCTTCAACGCCGATACTGGCTATCTGGGCACAGACATGGCAAACTGGGCAGATGATCTCTTCCGCTCAGACGAGGTCTATCTGGTCAACTTCATCGGCGGGGTAGCCAAGGTGGGCAAGCGTGTCACCCTCTCTGACTCAAAGTCCAAGCGCGACAACCTGCGCGACAGCGTGCCACGCTTCACCTTCAGCTACACCTACGCCCAGCGCCAGCACAACGTGCTTGACCTGCAGCGAGCCGGCCGTATCTTCGACAACACCTTTGATAACACCTTCAACTGATGAGACGCACGGCTTACCACCTCACAGAGGTGCTGCGTCTCCTGGCCAAGGCAGAGCGAGACCGCTCTACCATTAACCTGAAGGCGTGGACATCAGACGGCGAGACCGTCGACTATACAGGATGGCTGGTCAGGGGCAGCAGTTGGCGAGGCGGTTTCCACCGCCTCGTCAATCCGGCAAATGCCGAGGTTCGCACCGTTCCGGACATCTACATTCACCAGTTCCTGGGCTTACCAGTATATTTATGACATGAAACAGAAAAAATATCAGCTTCAGCAAGTAGGAACCAGCGGTTCCTACAGTCGCTACGCTCTCGTGGCAGAGGGCGTAAGCAGGGTAACAGACTCCACCACCATCGAGCAGCAGTATGGGCAGGATACCAGTTTTCTGGGTTCCGGAGAGGTGGGCGATGCCACCACGGGCATCTTGGAGACTTCAGACGGCAAGCTCTTCGAGTATGTGAACTATGGCGATGACAACGACATGCCATACACCCTGCAGCAGTTGCTGCGCCGCAACATGGTGGCGCAGCGAGCCATGGCATTCAACGTCCAGTGCTGCTACGGCCAGGGCGTGCGCTTCATGGACCGGGAGACCAAGCAGGACACTACCGACAGCGAGATACGCGACTTCTGCCTGAAGAACTCCATCCACGAGGTTTTCATGCAGCAGGCAACAGACATGAAGTTCTTCTTCTGGTCGGTAGAGGTCATCATCCTGAGCCGTGACCACTCCAAGATAGTAAACATCCGCCACAAGGACGTTTCCTACTGCCGCCTGGAGGTACCCAATGACAAGGGGCGCATAGAGCATGTCTTCTTCGGCGACTTCCGCAACGTCATGTCGCCGGTACATACCGAAGTCATCCCGCTGCTCGACCTCTACGACCCGCTGGGCGACCTCATGGCGCGCATGGGAAAGGCTCCGGACCCCTACACCGGCATCAGGGGCAAGGCTCCTGAGATGGGCAAGGACTGCAAGTTTGCCATCATTTCACGCATCCCGACACCCGGACTGCAGTACTATCCGATACCATACTATGCCAGCATCTTCGACGATGCCTGGTACGACATCTACCGTCTCATCGGTATCGGCAAGCGCTACATGATAAAGAACACGTCCGCTCCTCGCATCCAGATAGAGGTGCACCGCGACTACTGGGAAGAGCTCTGCAACAACGAGGACATCATCGACCCGGATAAGCGCAAGGAGCGCATCCTGCAGGAGAAGGACAACATCATCAACTTCGTCTGCGGACCTGAGAATGCCGGCAAGGCGCTCATCACGGGCTACTACTTCGACCCCAACGGCAAGGAGCAGCGCATGGTGCGCATCATCAACCTCTCTGAGGGCAGCAAGAAGGAGGGTGGCGACTGGGCAGACGACATGAGCGAGGCATCCAACGCTCTCTGCTTCTCGCTGGGCGTGCATCCAAACCTCATCGGAGCCACACCAGGCAAGAGTCAGATGAACAATTCCGGCTCAGACAAGCGAGAGCTCTTCATCCTCAAGCAGTCGCTCGAGAAGGCTTGCCACGACATCATGTGCAAGCCTTACCACGTCATCTCCCACTACAATGGCTATGCCGACCGAGGAGTGACCGTAGACGTGCCGATGATAGAACTCACGACACTAGACAAAAATAAGGACCAACAGACATCAATAGTTTCAAACAATAATGGCAAAAATGAAGATTCAAATCAGCAAGGATGACTTCGAGCAGAGCATCCTCGTAGCGACAAGCTCGCACTCTGAGGTGTTCGAGTCTGTGAGACCTCATTTCTATGAGGCATACAACAATATTCAGAAGCGCTTCCTCGGCTACGTTGGTGAGGAAGCGCTGGAGACAAATGAACGGCTATCGGCTGCAGTTGTCAAGGCAGTGTGCCTGACTGCATTCCTCGGCAACGTTCGCCATCTCGACCTGGTACTCACTCCGACAGGCTTCGGAGTAGTTGCCAACAACGAGGTCTCTCCTGCATCATCTGCGAGAGTAGAGGCGCTGATAGAGCAGTGTATGGTCGCATGCTTGAAGGCAGAGGGCGAAATGATTACCTGGTTGTCTGCAACAGAAGGGTGGGGTGAGAGCCTGCAGGCGAAGATGAGCATACCGCTTCTGGTCTTCAGCATCGAGCAGTATGCCTTCCAGGTGAAGCAGGAGCTATCATCCAAGCAGTGGAAGGATAAACTGTCAGCACTCTACGAAGCTGATGGGGTGATGCGAAGGGTCATATCTGACGAGCAGATGGATGATCTGCTAGAGATGGAGCGGGGAGCCAAGGACAAGGATGACACCGCTGTAGAAATCATCTTCAAGGTGCGCAGATGCATGATCTTCCTGGCTGAGGGTTTGCTGACAGCCTATTCCAACGAGCGTGCGAGACTGCTCAGATACTTTGATGCAAATCTCGATAAATTCCCGTTATATGCGAATTCATCGGCATATAAGGCTAATCATTTCAAAGAATTTCAGAATGAAAAATCAAAACCTGCCTTCGTTTTTAATTCATAAAGATGGTACACAAGAGTTCAATTTCAAGGCGCCGTCATCGTGGGCGGAACTTTCAGAGGATCAGTTGCGCTATGTCCTTAGCATCATGTCGACGTTCCAGGATCATACCGTTATCAAATGCTACCTTCTCGCAAGGTTCTGCGGACTTACCGTACATAAGTACACCAGAACCGGGTGGAAATGCAGCGTTAAATGCGATGAAAGCGGTGAAAATGGCGATGCTAAGACTGGAAAAGTGCGCAAGAGAGTCCTATACATTAGCGCTGCTGAAATCCTCTCTCTGCTCAAAAACTTCGATTTCATCGACTCCTTTACGGACTTTCGGCCTCTACAGGTCGCAAGTGACGTTCAGCTGAAGGCAGTAAACAGCCTGCTTCACGAAATCAGCTTCTACGATTACCTCAATATCGAGAAGAACTACCAGCTTTTCATGCTCAAGCAGGAGGACAGATTCCTGCTGAAGATGGCGCAACTCATGTACAGAACAGCAGGCGGTTCTGCCAGTAAAACCGCTAAATTTGAACCTTACGAACTCCTCGGAGTCTTCATGTGGTTCTCGAGTGTCAAGGAGTATTTTGCCGCCAATTTCCCTCACTTCTTCAGACCAGCCAGAGAGGGCGGCGAGCTGCGGCGTGAGGACATCCTGCCAGCAATGCAGGCGCAGATCAGGGCACTTACCGATGGTGACGTGACCAAACTGCAGGCAGTCTACAATACAGACTGCTGGGCTGCCCTCACAGAGCTGGACAACAAGGCTCGGGAGGCAGAGGAGTTCAAGAAACGCAACAGGCAAAATAGTTAAATTTACAGCACATGACAGAGAAAAACTTCGATTCCATCGCCTATTTCAAGCAGCTGGCTGCCGAATGCAGAACCTGCAGGGATTATAATTTCGTCGCAACAGAGTGTTCGGGACCTGATTCAATCCAAGGTGTCATGCAGCAGTTCCGCAAGGCATCCAACTTCATCATGGTGTCAGACACCGTTGACAGCAACACCCATTCCATCGGAGAGGGCTTCTTCGACCGCAACGTCTATACCGTCTGGATCCTGGCAGGGTACCGGCGCGATGACATGGCAGACCGAGAGGCGAAAATGAATATCTGCAGATATATCTTCCGCCAGTTCCTCAGTCGCATGCTATACGACAAGAGCCGAGAGGCATACGACGGACAGATGGAGTTCCTGGACCTCACGCAGGTCTATTCGAGCGAACTGGGCAGATGGTCCATGAATGGCGTCACAGGACTCTACTTCATGGTCACATCAGACGAACCTATCGACATTCAGTATGACGAGAGCCTATGGCAGACGCAGAAATAGACGATCTCCTCAGATATGAGCGAGGATGGGCTAATGCAATGGGCGACTACTGGCGAGAGCGCATGGAGCGGCTTCGTACCATCGATACCGGCCGCCTATACGCTTCCATCAAGGCGCACCTGGAGCAGGGCTCTGTGACCACAATTGAGCACAACTTCCTGCAGTACGGTATCTATGTAGCTGCAGGTGTAGGTCCGGCACATGAGTGGTACAAGTGGACCGAGGCACAGGGAGGCGAGAAAGTCCACCGCATCAACAACGGCGACCTCAACTTCCTGGGCGATGAATACCGCCGAGACAACAATCTCGATAAACCGAAGAAGGTGGGTCCAGCCTGGGGCGGTCGTGTCGCCGGTGGCGAACCTAAAGGCCGCCGTGACTGGTTCTCGCAGAAGTACTACTCATCTGTCATGAAGCTCAACGAGCATGAGGCGACCTTCTACGGCGACCGGTACAATGGTCTGATGGCATCAGCCCTCACCGAGATCTTCAGGGGCATAGGAGCAGCACGCAACCTCTAGGGAGCGTATTTTTATCGGTTCCATCGGCTTATTATCTTTGCAGACAAAAAAATAAATGGCAGACAAATTAGACAAGAGCAACCTTCAGACCCTCTTCGAGGGCATCAGAGACGAGCGACGCCTGCAGGCCAACACGGCTAACCGCATCGGCAACGCTTTCCTCTCGCTGCTGCACTTCTGTGCTGACGAGACCTCCGAAGCCTTCCTCAGCCGCAAGCATGACGATGCAGCCGAGGGCATGATTACCTTCCTGCGTGGACTCATCTCCGAGCAGATGGCGCAGTTCAAGGAAGGTGCACAGTTCGGTGACTTCGTCTCTGGGCTGTACAACGGCAAGGGCGCACAGGTCGATGCCAGTGGCAATGCCGAGGTTGAGAGCATCACCGTCCGCACATACATGCGGGTCATGGAGCTGATTGTCAACCGCCTGTCAGCGCAGGAGGGTGACACTTTCTTCACCGAGAGCGACACCATCGAGAGCGTTGACAGTCTGGGTGATGGTTGCTATGGCCTGCACCTCCGCTCCAAGTATAGTGGATACTTCACGGCTCAGCATGTGGGCAACGTCATCAAGGGCGTGGTCAACAACATCGCCTCGGCAGCCAATTCTGGCACCTCGGCTGATTACTACACCTCCTGGATGAGAGTCAACAGCGTCAACGCGGTTAAGAATTACATCGAGGTCACCCTGTATCCTGATGCCGATGTTCCGGCAGGCAAGAACTTCCCTCCATGCGAGCTCATGAACATCGCCCGTTATGGCAACCAGACCGATGAGTCGCTGCAGAGCTGCTTCTACATCTCCAGTTCCGAGGGGCGCATCGTCAAGCTGACAGGCGTCACGAAGCCGATACTGGATGATTACAACTACGGCATGGTCTTCGGCGACATGCCTGAATTCGTCAAGTCGCTCGACCTTCCTATCGTCAAGGGCAGGGATTATCTCTATGCAGCCGGCATCATCACCCAGGATATCATACAGATTGACTATCATGGCAAACCGATTGTCGATTATGTAGACCGGGGACCATGGTCAGAGACGGCAGAATATTTCTGCTCAGCTCTCAATCCGGAAACCGGTAAATACGAGACCTCCGACGTCTGGTATACCGGATGCAAGTGGCGATGCCAGATGACCGGTACACATACCGCACCAAGATGGAACAATACCGACTGGGCGATGATAGAGGGCAATCCTGCCTTCACCATTGACTTTCTCGAAGACGAGACGATCTATGACTTCGACAACTTCCGGGCTCCGCTGACTATCGTTGCTACGCTCTACGGCCAGGATATCACCTCAGATATCCTCGACAGCGATGTAGCCTGGATCAGATACACGGAGAACAGGGCTGGTGAGCAGAGAGTCACAAGTGACAATATTTGGTCACTCGAAGTCGGTTCCAAGGCAGGCAAGGCTATCGTACTGACCCAGTCTGACCTCTCCATCGACAGCGAGGGAGTTCCGGCTAAGATTAGATTCACGGCAACAGTTACACTTCGTGATGGTCTGGGCGATGAGATTGCCCAAGATTCCATCACACTGGAATGTGTTTAATAACATATAAGATGAAATACAAAAGATTAGACTTCAAATACACGCCTCTGCAGGTGAACACATCCAAGACAATATCAGGCAGCGTTCCGCTCGAACAGACTTATGACGCCAACCAGAATGAGTATGCTCCTAATTACGAGTTGACACCATGCGCCTTACAACCGGTCGTTGGTATCATCGATAGAGATAACATACTCGAGAGTGGTCGTGTCAATAGTGAACTGACAGATATCGCCTGGTACAGAGTCGAGAATGGCGTGGAGGGTAATGCGCTGGTTTCGACACCTAGAAAGCATGTCATCACCTCGACCGGCAATGATGCCGGCAAACTGCTTTGGTATGTCAACGCAGCGCCGCAGAAACCGATTCTGCTCAGATTCCGGGCGAAGTACCTGGACAGCCGGACAAATAAGGTTCACAGAATTATGATGGACTATTCCATCAACTGCAAGAATGCGACCCTCTACAAGCCGACGCTGCTGCTTTCGAGTGGTGACCGATACTATAATCCGCTTCGTGATACAGACAAGCAGGTCATCAATGCATCTCTGCGCCTCGGATCAGAGGAGTGCGCTAAGGAGAAGAGGCTGTTCATCTGGGAGATTCTACGTGATAGAGGTCAGTTCTCTGCCATTACAGCAGATGACCTCGAAATCAAAGTTTCTGCCGATGGTACATCGGTTACTCTAGACCGCTCGCTCATGGGCAAGCGCATCTGCATCAGATGCAGGGCTAAATTCTCGGCTGATGGCAATCCGGCAAGCGTAGATCTGAGTGATGCTACACCGAACAGAATTGTCAATATCGTCCGCAGGATACCATTCTACGATTGCGATATCCTCGACACGGTCGACGAAGTCCTGCCCGACACGAAGGTAGTAAACCCAGCGGCAACCATCTCTGACAATGTCGGAGAAATTGCGAACCCGACCAGAGAACTGCAGGTCCTCTGGTGGATGGCACCGAATAACTCGATACACTTTGAGAACGCTGTCCTTGTCGGACATGGCATGTCTCCGAGAGTACCTACAGATCTGCTGGATCCGAACAGGGGAGCTATCCTTGCTTTGGAAGTTAAAGACCTCGATCCTTTAGCTCTGGCTATGGATGCCGACGGCAAGGTCTTCGTGGACGCAGATGGCAATCCGTTCATTTTTCACTAATCATCATTTATAATATAATATATGGAAAGATACATCAAGGCAAATCGCAAGGTCGTGGAGTTGCTTCAGCTGACCGAGGACAGAACTGAGCTGCAGGATGGCAATTTCATTCTCTGGTGTCAGGATATCCTACAGCTTGGGGAACCTATCGAGTTCGAGGAGACGCTGTCCAGAATAGGCGCTATCGCTATGGATGGCAAGACCGCCTGCATGGAGCAGGAAGGCAAAGTGTGCAACAAGCTGCCTGTAGCTACAGACAGCAGATTCATCATGACAGAGCAGAGAGAGGAGGCAGAAAATGAGTAGCGCAAGTAAGTCGACAACCATCAACTTCATACCAAAGATGGGTACATTTACTCCGTCAATCCAGTCGCCTGACGGAGATATCTACCAGGAGTACCAGAAAAATGGGAATGTCGTGACTGTCTATCCGGATTTCTCGCAGACGCAGCCGAAGCTGTACTTCGTTGTCATCTCATCGAGAACAGCAGAAGGCATCAGTACACCAACCTCCATGAAGTACTTCTTCAATGATACGGAGATTCCTTTCAATTCTGCAGGCAAGTCTACAGGACTGTTTGACGGTCTCTTTGAGATTATCAGACCAAGTGCTTCGCAATTATATTGGGGACTGAAAATCTGCAACAACCTGGTTAAGGTTTCCAATTATAGCGGCATTACAATCAGGATGGTCGGTACCATCACAGAGCGTTCTGGGCAGCAGGAGGCTACAGATGATATTCAGGCTAGCTACGATATTTCCGTTGGCCCTTACACAGGAGTCGCCTATCGTGTGACAATAAAGGCTCCGGCTAATGATACGCACAACTTCGTTCTGGGTAGCAAGGATGACAGCTGCCAGCTCGAAGCCAAAGTCACGCAGGGCAACGAAACTCTGACAGCAGGACTATATTACAAGTGGTATAAAGCAGTCAATAGCATCACAGGTTGGGAGCAGATTGCAGGAGCCAGTGCCAAGATCCTCACCGTCAAGGCATCAGATGTGGATTGCACGAGGGAGTTCATGGTGGAAGTGTACAACGACAAGGCCATGGGCAAGGATAATATGCTGGGTTTCGACTTCCAGACTGTCATCGATGCGTCAGATCCGTACGATATTGAGCCCAACCCGACACCGGCTGATGAGTCTATCAGCGAGGACGAGTCAGGCAATGGTACTGTGACCTATACTCCGAGACTGATTGTCAGGGGAAAGTCTGAGGCTATCGGTAGCAAGTTCTATTTCACGCTGAAGTCAGGTTCTGGTGTTGTCCTCAATACCGAAGCAGCACGCAAGCCTACTGTCCAGTTGAGTTCTTTCGCTGTGACGAGAGAAGACTGCATACACGCAGGTTACAGCAACGTAGCATTAACAATTCAATCCGTTAAATAGCCTATGTCAGTTATCACAAGAGTGATTAAGTTCCTCCGCGTCGGTGTTGGCATATCCAATACCGACGTGGAATATGCGGAGTCAACAAGTCCGACTACAGCTCCGACAGAGGGTTGGCAGACAACTGCTCCTCAGTGGCGCAAGGGCTACTATATCTGGAGCCGGACACACTTCTACTACACCGATGGAAGTGAGAAGGTGTCCACACCGATGTGCCATGGTGCTGCCGGCAAGGATGCCATCAACATACAACTATCCATGTCGACTATCGTTCACAAGAAGTCTCAATTCGTCGGATCTTATAGCATCGACGTGCAGGCATTCGAAGCTGGCATGGAAAAAGACTGTATTGTATCTTGTGACTTGACCAAAGATACTACAGGCGTCAGCATGCGTAGTGTCAAATATAAAAAAGGGAGACGCTTACAGATAACTATAGAAAAAAATACTATAGTCAACGATGCGCTAGACATATTAGTTGGAGTAGATGGGATATCCTATACATATAAGGTACCTATAATTACCGTTGAAGATGGTGAACCTGGAGCTAAGGGAGAGACTGGAGCAACACTTCGAGGACCGCAGTCTTGGTCTAACTGCGGCAATGGCTACAGCTTCCAGGCAGGTGCTGCAGGCGAGGAGTGGAAGGATGCAGTCATCTACAAATCCGGTTATTATAGCTGCATCAAGAGTCACGTCAAGACTGCAACTAACTACCCAGGCAGTAACGAGGATACCAACAATGGCTACTGGCGACTTGGAAGCCCTATTGAACTGGTTGTCGCCAATATCATCTTATCGCAATTTCAGATTGTAGAAAATTTAGGTGTCCGAACAATCGAGATGAAGGATAAGGACGGCAATGTTGTCTTCAGAGCTAAGGACGGAAATCTCGATTGCAAGGGTGGTAATTTTGAGAACATTAAGGCAACAGGTAATTTCAAGTCTAGAAATGAGAAGACCTGGAATGAAATCGAAATGAATGCTGATAAGGGTTACCTTGTCATGCGTGGACCAACTTCAGTTAATGATGATGACTGGAATTTGCCAGGCTCAGATGCAGAGATGACAGACCTTTTCAAGGTTAAATTTGAGTCAGATGGTGATACGCTGAGTCGAATTGCGACAATGGATTTATTTGGATTTGGTGGAAGGAAACGGGTGAATATAGATCCAGAATTTGGTTTAAGTATATACTCTGATGAGGGGACAGATAATGAAAGTCATCTGTTTTTGAGCAAGGATTGGATTGATTATAGTGACGGATTAGGGCACGTGTATCATAGTGATTGGAATAGTTTGCTAAAAAAAATATTATAATAATTATGGAAGGTAAAAAATTCAACTCCGTGACGAAAGTCACAACCGCCAACAGCAACCAGAGCGTGCTGCTGGCAGACCAAAATGGCAATGTCACTAGAATTGGCATGGATGCGCTTAAGGCTGACCTTGCTGTAGGTCAGCATGCCTGGTGCGGAAGAGTGTGGGACACAAATAACGCAACGCCTAAGGCGGCATCATACATTGGCTCACTTGAATTGCTGAAGGAATTGCCATACATCCTCGGACTTGGCGCATACTTGGTCAAGAATGACCACAGCCGTAGGAAGCTCGACAGCAAGGATCACCACAGATATGCTAATGGTGAACCGGCAAGACTGGATGGTACAGAGGGTCACTATCAGTGGGGCTGGGGACGTAAATTCTACGTTGTCATCAAGGATATTGGCGGATTGCACTATGAGCAGATTGGCATCAAGCCAATACCAGGTGAATACAATCTTGAGATACCAATCGGCAGTCTTTCAGCAGCAGGCTTCGCTACTATTGAGCGTAGTACCGGACGCCTGGTTAGTTACATCAATGATGCGGCCAACTATCGTGGAGGCGACAACAATGCTACCTATGATGGCAAAAACAATACGTTGCTGGGCAGACCTGCTACCGCTATGACTACAGAGCAGTTCAGAGCTGCAGCGCGCAAGAATGGCAAGGGCTGGCTCAGCACAACCATGCGACATACATCCATTGTAGCAATTCTTTTCGGCGTCATCTTCGGTACACATTACGATCAGGATGCCGTCAATGCCAACAAGGATGCCAATGGTCTCTTCCAGGGAGGACTCGGTGTAGGCTTGACACAGATGCCAGACTGGGGCGGCTACAACGGCTATAGACCTGTAGCACCTATGAGTGCAGGCATCGAGCTTGGGGATTCGTGCGGTGAAGCAACTTACGCAGTCAAGAATGACGCAGGCACAACGGTATATAATGCCAAGATACCATGTTTCTTCGGTTTAAAAAACGGCTTCGGCAATCTATGGCGAATGATGGATGATGAGTTCTGCCAGGTGAATAGTGACATGACCATGACCCACCTTGTCGCTCCGTCTATTTACGGCTCATGGACTATCGGTAATGCTACAGGCATGAAGGCGTTGAGCAAGTCACCAGGTGGTGGTGAAGGATTTATCAAGACCTGGTCGATGGAACATCTGGAGAACTTCTGTACGCAGATTGGTGCAACAGAGTCAACCTATTCGACTAGTTATTTCTGGAATACGTCAAAAGCAACTTCCGGTTTTCGCCTGTGTCTTCGCGGTGGCATCGCTGACTTTGGTGGTCAGTGCGGTCTTTCGACGCTCAACGTGGGCGATGCTGTCTCGGTTCCCATGTGTACTACGGTGCGGCCCTCTGCGAAGCAGCATCCGAGTGGTCATTGGAACCAGTGTATTACGAGGCGGCCTAAAGTGTTCCGAGGTGTGCTGACGTGAGCAGGAGTGAGCAGGATTGACCAAGGTTCCCAAGAGGAGCCAAGGGCAATCCTGAGCACCCTGCGAGCGTAGCGAGCAAACCCTACCGCCCTTGGGCGGTCGATTTTTTTGAAAATTCGCTCTTTGACATTCTTTCATTCCGATTTTTTTCAGTACCTTTGCAGGCGGTTTTCAAACCAGGCTGTGATTCCTGCGCCGGTTTTCGCCTGTGTCTTCGCGGTGGCAACGCTAACAATGGTGGTCAATGCGGTCTTTCGACGCTCAACGTGAACAATGCTGTCTCGGATTCCAATGTGAACTACGGTGCGGCCCTCAACTTAATAAGATACTGCAGGTTAGTTTGCTTAGCTGCAGTGATTTCGGGAGTCAGGCCTTGCCTCATGGCAAAATATACACTTTAGCAGAATAGCTAGTAGATGATGACAATGGGTCATCCGGTCGAAAGTTAGGACATCATAAAAGCAGACAACAGACACAGACACCGACATTTATCAGACACCGACCTTTTTTATATACATAAAAATTTAAAGCAAGTGAAGAGGTTAGGTAACATTTCACAGGCGGTTGAGACTTTGCAAAATTTTCGTGAAGCATTTTTTGATTTTTCGAGGCACAAGAAGTCCCGTCTCTCAGTAAAAGCGTTTGAGGCAGAGTTTGAAGCAAATCTTCAAGCCCTGCTAAATGCATATGTTCATCAGACATGGCATACATCAGACTATGAGGCCAAGCCGGTTGAAAAACCCAAGCATCGCATAGTCAATAAGTTGCCTGTTGGCGATCATGTCATTCAGCATGCAGCCATGCACACCAGTGAAGATAAATTGAGAGCCAAGATTCCTTTCAACAGTCCAGCTGGTACCAAGGGTCGTGGCACGCATTTCTTCTACAAGATTATCAAGCAGGATATCTATACCTCGCCACAGAAGGAGACATTCTATTGCTTGCCCATGGATATACATCATTATTTCCAAAATGTTGAGCATAATCTGCTCAAGAGAGAGTACAGGTTGTATATCAAGGATCGCAAGCTACTTGCTTTCATCGACGAGGTAGTTGACAGCTATGCCAATGGCATTGTACTGGGCGTCAAGCTTACACAACTTTTGGGGCAACTGTTTCTGGCGAGGTTTGACTATCTCGCCATGCGGTGTTTCGACATACTCCAAGACCCCGAAAAACACGGTTATTGGCAGGCTCGCTACGTCACGGACATGCTCCTCACATGCCGCTCGGAGCAGCAGGCAAGAGTATTAAATGTGGGGGGGGGTAAAATCCCTCAATGAGCGCTTCGACCATTTTTGCCGTGAAGGGCTCAAACATTATTATAGATTCATGGACGATTTCTTCATCATGCATGAAGATAAGGTCTTCTTACGCCTTATGGCGGAGCTTGCAGTCATGCACTTGGCTAGAGACTGGAAGCTGAGCATAAATAAAAGTTGGAATATTCATCGTACATGTGACGGCATAGACTTCTGTGGACAGAAGATCTTTGCCGATCATGCCCTTTTGCGCAAGCGCACCAAGCAGGCACTCTGTGCCCAGGTGGCAAGATTGCGCAAACGTGGACTTAGCGATGAACAGATCCAGCGCAAGGCAGCATCCAGGCTTGGCCTAGCCAAACACGCAGATACAAAAAACTTATTAAATAAAATCGGTATGAAAAAGTATGGTCAGATTGTGAAGGCTCGCAAGGGAGAGGTTCCCTTCGAGGGCATGAGCATGGCACAGAAGAAGCATCCAGGCGATATCCTGTGCCACAACATTGAGGACTATGACAAGTTCCTCATCCTCATAGAGGATTACAAGATAGATAAGTCGAGAGTCGACTTCAAGATGGAGCAGGTTGAAGAAGTTGATGACCAGGGCGTCAAGCACATAGTCACAAAGAAGGTGCCTAAGGACCGCCTCGCCATCCGCTTCCGTTTCATCGATCACGTCCGGAAGACAGGACAACTCGATGAACATGGCGATGAGATTGAGGAGCCAGTTTGGCAACCTGAGTCGTGGTGGCTCTTTACTGGCTCAGATATTCTGGTTGACCAGGCACGCAAGGAGTGGGAGCTGCTGGAAAAGGGATTCTACACCGTTGCAGCGGAACTCACCAACAAGTTTGGCAAGAAATTTTATAAGTTTATCTAGATGCACAAGAAATTTTATCTTTGCCGTATGTCATACTTGAGATATGACAGCAAGCATTTTCTTCTGTTCCTGAGTGAGCAGAAAGTAGAAAACTATCACCCAGACACCACAATGTCGGAGTCTGATGGCGATAGTAAGACAGTGACAGCCTACAGTTACGAGGGCACAGAGATTGACGGCTCCACTAAGATTGAAGCTGAGTCGGCAAGCTATCGCCAGTTCGTGAATGGTCTGGTTCGTACTAAGTACAGTCAGGGCGATGTAGAAGCCATCCTGTGCAACCACGGCGACGGCAACAAGGAGCACGAGACAGAGTACCAGGTATTCCAGGAGTGGCGAGAGCAGGCTAAGCAGATGGCCAGAGAATTACTCGACAGAGATATCTCATAGTTATCAGATACGGCAGGAGGGCAATAGTTCTTCCTGCCGTATTTTTATATTTCTTATATTATCTGTACCTTTGTGCCAGATTTAATCAGGTACAGATATGCAGAGAAATACCAAGGATTGGATACACTACAGCTCTGCTGGCATAGTTCTGCTTGCTGGCATTGTGCTCGTGTACATCAGCTTTTTTATGTCCCACGACGTCACGTCTAACGTCTTGTGGTACTTTGGGCAGAGTCTGGTTTACGTGGCAACCGTCTTTGGTTTCGCACTGACTTTTGACACCAGAGTTAAAGACATTATCAATAAATATTTCAACAATAAAAATGGCACGCAAGATTAAGAAAATTTTCGTTCATTGTACAGCAAGCCGACAGTCATGGTCTGTCGATGCCTTGCTCAAGGAGTTCCGAGACAAAGGCTGGCATTATCCAGGCTACCACTGGGTCGTTACCGCAGATGGCAAACGCACGCAGCTCATGACAGAAGACCTGCCGTCCAATGGAGTCAAGGGGCACAATTTCGATTCAGTCAACGTTGCGTACATGGGTGGAATATCCCGCACAGGCAAGGCTATCGACAACAGAACAGAAGAGCAGAAGGCTGGACTTCGTCAACTCTTGAAGGAGTTGCGCCAACGCTACCCTGATGCCAAGATCATGGGACATCGTGACATCTCGCCTGACAAGAACAAAAATGGAGTGGTCGATCCATGGGAGCGCATCAAGGAATGTCCATGCTTCGATGCCATTCCTGAGTATGCTGACATCTAAAAAACTAGGATTATGCAGAAACATCTCAAGTCAATCATCATGGCCATATCGGTGATATTGGTCATCATCGCCTGCTTCTGGATTTTTGACCATCGACAGCAGCAAGCGGAGCAGGAACTGAAAGAACAGCTCAATGGGCTGAAACTTCAGTATGCTCCAGCCGAGCGAGACACCATCCGAGACTCTGTCACAGTCATCACGCAGCAGGTGCTGCAGATGAAGGAAGAGGAGTACAAACTTCAAGCCTACGACCGCCAACTGCTCCATGACCTGGACATTCGTCTTGGCCAGGTCATGGCAGACCAGCGCACGAGTCTGAGTACTGCTGATACGGTCAAGACTGACCGCAGCGATTCAGTCTATACCTACAGCGACCGATGGCTTAGTCTCCGTCTCAACACGGCAGACTCCATCTTGACATACAAGGCGAGAGACAGTCTCCAGACCATCGTCTACAGACAGTACAAGCACAGATTCCTCTGGTGGCGATGGGGCACCAGAGGCTATGACATCAAGGTCATCAACTTCAATCCCCATTCCAACATATTATACAACAGCTATATACAAGTCACCCGATAATGGCAAGACAAGAGGTATATACAACAGTCATCAAGCTCAACTCAGAGGAGGCAAAAAACCGACTCAAAGAGTTAGAGGACAGAGTCGCTCGTCTGAAGAAGGCAAAACAAGATGCCTTCTCGGCGGGCGATTCCCGTTTAGGCGCATCTCTTGCGAAAGATCTGAAGGCCGCAGAGCGAGAGATGAAGCAATTCAAGAACTCGACAATGAGCGTCAAGGAGACACTCGACAACCTGTCTAGTGCAAGCCTCGGACAGCTGGAGAAGGCTGCTAGACATCTGAAGGGGCAGATGAAGGCAGCGTCAGATCCTTCAGACTTCGCAAAATTGGACGCTCAACTCTCCAAGGTCAAGGAGCAGATGCTTGCACTGAAGGGCGCAACACGCAAGGCTGATGAGGAAGCAAGACGCATGACCGCAACGGTGTCAAACCTAAAGCATGCGTCAATCAATGACCTCAACTTCACAGCTTCCAAGCTACGTAGCCAAATGGCTGACTACGACCCGACATCTACCATGTACGCCTCTCGAGCTTCGCAGCTGAAGCTGGTAGAGGCAGAACTGGAGCGCATCCGCCAGAGTGAGCAGAAGGTGGTCACCCTCATGCAGCAATATGACAAGGAGATAGACAGCACCAATGTGGACATCAAGGAGACCAAGAGACAAATGCAGCTGGTCAATAACACCATGTCCAACCTCAAGACCACATCCATCCGTGACCTGGAGTACTCCATCAAGGCTATCAACCAACAGATGAAGGGCATGGAGCGTGGTACCGAGCAGTTCAAGCAGATGGAGCTGAAGGCGAAGCAGCTGAAGGCAGAACTGCAGGCAGTCAGAGCCGAGGGAGTTGCTCAGGAGTCCTGGATCAAGCGCTCTGCGGACTGGTTCAACCGCATGCAGGGCATCGCCCTGGGAGCCGTCGCTGCCATCTCCGGCATCACCTTCACCGTCAAGAAATGCGTAGAGGAATATGCAAAGATGGATGATGAGATGACCAACGTCCGCAAATATACCGGTCAGGCAGCCGAGGAGGTTGAGCGCATGAACGAAGACTTCAAGAAGATGGATACCCGCACACCTCGCCAGAAGCTCAACCAACTGGCCGAAGATGCCGGAAGACTCGGCATCACCTCGACTGCTGCAGTTGAGGAATTCGTCGATGGAGCCGATAAAATCAATGTCGCCCTCGGTGATGATCTCGGCGATAAAGCCGTCTCCCAAATCGGTAAACTCTCCCAGATGTTCGGCGAAGACAAAACCAAGGGTCTGCGAGGTGCCATGTTGGCGACTGGTTCTGCAGTCAATGAGCTGGCTCAGAATTCCTCTGCCTCTGCCGGTTATCTGGTTGACTTCACTGCCCGTGTTGCAGGTGTTGGCAAGCAGGCAGGCTTTACACAGGCTCAGATCATGGGTCTTGCTTCTGTCCTTGACCAGAACATGCAGCAAGATGAAACGGCAGCAACAGCTGTGCAGAACCTTCTGGCAAAAATGTTCCAGGACTCCGCAAAGTTTGCTCAGATTGCAGGTCTAAATGTCAAGGAATTCGCAAAGACGTTAAAGGAGGACGCCAATGGCGCACTCCTCCAATTCCTGGCAGCCATGCGAGCCAAGGGTGGATTCGCAGACCTCGCACCTTTGTTCGAGGAAATGAAGATGGATGGTTCCAGAGCGACAGGTGTCCTCACCGTCCTCGCAGACAAGCTCGATGACATCAAGACTGCCCAGGACCTGGCAAGCGAAGCATATTCCGAAGGCACATCCGTCCTCAATGAGTTCGAAACACAGAACGAAAATGTACAGGCTCAACTTGACAAGGCGAGCAAGAAGTTCCTGGATCTCTCCATCGAACTGGGCCAGAAACTCTATCCTGCAGCACGATATTGCATATCTGCAGCCAGTCTAGGTGTCCGAGCACTCTCAACACTCGTTGACTTCGTCAAAGATTATTGGCGCATATTAATTGTGCTGACAGCTGCCATCGTCACCTATACTGCAGTATCTAAGGCAAAGTTGATAGCAGACAAGGCGCAGATGGCATGGCTCAACATCATGATTCTACGCGAAAAGGCGCATCTCGTCCTTGTGGGGCTCAAGACATCTGCTCTCAAGACCATGGCAATTGTTCAGATGGCGTTGACACGTGAGATAAAACTGACCACCGCAGCGCAGATGTTGTGGAACAAGGTATTGTTGGCCAACCCTATCACAGCCGTGATAGCTGTTGTTGCCGGTCTGACAGCCGCAATCGTCACACTCTCTAAAAAGACGAGAACAGCTGAGCAGGCTCAGCGTGACTACAATGATGCCGTGACAGATGCCAACAAGCAGGCAGCAGAAGAGGAGGCATCCATCATGCGCCTGGTATCTGCTATCCAGTCAAATACCAGTGCCGAGTCCGATCGCAAGGCTGCACTGGAGGAACTCAACGGCAAGCTGATGAGTCAGCACCTGGGCAACATTACTGAAGAGGCTGTTCGCACAGGTCAGGCAACAAGGCAGATTCAGTCGTACATCGACATGATGAAGAAGAAGATCGTCATCGATGGCTTGCAGAAGAAGCTGGCTGAGTCTATAGCTAAGCAGGCTGAGGCAGAAGACCTGTTAGGAGAGGGAGATAACGACAATCGAGGCTACTGGAAGAGATTTTGGGATCGCCTCAACCCATTTGCAGGTGGCAAGACCCAGAAACTAAACTTCGTAGCCGAACACAAGGACCTGCTTCTTCAGGATATCGAGCGAGAAAAACAGTATCAGCAGAAACTCATGGCCAAGATTAATGAGTTGGAGTCCCAGCACTTCGAAATCTATGATCCGGAACCATGGCGCAACAATGGCTTCAATGGCAAGGCCAATGATGGTACCATCATTAAGCAGAAGAGAACAACCGGCATTCATCAAGCTTCTGACAAAGAGCGCAAGGCTCGTGCCAAGGCAGAGAAGGCAGCTGCAGCCGAGGCACGCAAGCGACAGGCAGAAGCCAAGCGCAAGCAGAAGCAGGCAGCCGATAGCATCAAGGCTGAGACCAACGAACTGATGGCAGACAACGCCAAAGCCTATGCAGAAGGCAAGATAACCTATCAGCAGTTCATCGATGACAGACAGAACATCCAAATTAAGGGTTTTGCCAAGCTGAAGCAGTTGTATGGTGCTGAGAGCAATGAGTACAAGCAGTTACTTGACAACCAGGTCAATGTTGTCAAGCAGCATGATGCTGCAATTCAAAAAATGAATGAGCAGACCATTGAGCGTGAACGCCTCCAGAAGGAGGCTAGCATCAAAGCTCAGTACAATGATGCCAGTTCAGCGATCTATCAGAATGATATCGCTCTCAATGAAGCCCTATATAAGAATGATGTCGAAGCCATGAAAAAACGTCTTGCACTCTACAAAGACAGAGAGGGCAGCGAGGAGTGGCTGGATCTGAAGGCTGAGATGGAACAGGCTGAGCTCGACCACCAGCTGCAGATGCAGGAGTCATACCAGAACCATCTGAAGGAGTTGCGTCAGCAGTTCGGCAAACAAGACCTGCAGGCTCAGGAGACCATGTACACCAATGGCCTTGACAATCTCTACAAGCAGGGATTGATCAAGGAGGAGGAATATCAGCAGATGAAGTTGGAGATAACCAAGCAGTTTGCTGCCCAGAGAGCGCAGATTGATGCAGATGATCATGGTGCTGGTAGCGCTCAGCTGAAGATTAATGATAAGTCATCAGAGATGGTCAACAGCGCCAGAGCTGCTGCAGGTGAGTCCCAGTCGACCGGCAATACAACTTTGGGTGGATACTTCTCCTCACAGATTCAAAACTACCAGAACACAATGGAGAAATTGAAGGAGTTGTATGGTAACGACAAGCAGAACCATGCCGCATACATGCAGGCGAAGGCGCAGGTCACCGCCAACTTCCTCGATAACATGGTGCAGCAGACTTCTGCTGCATATAATGGCATCAACAATATACTCTCTTCTGCATCAGCATACGCTCAGGCATGCTCAGACCTAGAGCAAGCCAAAATCTCCAAGAACTACGAGAAGCAGATTGCTGCAGCTGGCAACAACTCGAAAAAGAAGAAAAAGTTGGAGGAGAAGCGTGACAAGGAGTTAGCCGCTGCCAAGTCTAAGGCCAACAAGAAGTCCATGAAGATTGAGATTGCTCAGGCAATCGCATCAACTGCCATGGCAGCCATCAATGCCTACTCATCAGCAGCCAGCATCCCTGTCACTGGTTGGGTCATGGCTCCTATCGCTGCCGGCATGGCAACCGCAGCAGGTATGCTGCAGATTGCAACCATCAAGAAGCAGCACCAGGCAGAGGCTGCAGGTTACTATGAGGGAGGATATACCGGAGGTAACCGCTACCGAAAGGAGGCAGGAGTCGTACATGAAGGCGAGTTCGTGGCTAATCACAATGCCGTCAACAACTCATCCATCCGTCCAGCTCTTGACCTCATCGATAGGGCACAGCGTTCTAATACAGTTGGCTCGTTGACCGCTGATGACATAACACGTTCTCTGGGACAGGGCGGCAGTGCCGTGGTGGCTCCTGTAGTCAATGTTAATAATGACAACACCGAAGTACGCCAGTCCCTCGATGGTGTCAATGCAGCCGTCAGCCGTCTGACACAGACTCTTGACGATGGCATTGAGGTCGAGGTTCCGATATCTGGTCGTAGAGGTCTGCACCGCAGACTGCAGGATTATCAGCGCATTTTAAACAATAAGTAGTGGAATATGATAACATGCATCATCAATGGCCATAAGGCCTATCCCATTTCTACATCATCCATCAAGGTGACATACGCTAACCAGTATGTCACCGATGATGGTGAGTACACCTATGACATCACCTTCCCCATGAATATCCTAGAGAACCGTGTCATATTTAAGAATGTCTCGCGACTGGAGGTCAAGAAGAACATCGACAAATACGATGACTGCAAACTGTTCTGTAACAGCCAGCTCATCATGAGTGGTGTCGGTACCATACTCTCCGTGAATGAGAAAGAGATCAAACTGCAGATAGTCGGAGGCAAGTCACGCATCAAATTCAATGACCGCATGACCAAGCACTACATCGATGAGATTCCATTCGGCACAGCTGATAAACCTGGTTATACTATTGATAAAGGTTTTTCTCAGGGATTTAAAAACCAGCTGAAGATTAAAGACATCTACAGGCTGAATGAAAATCATTCGGAGTTCCTGGGAGCGGAAGGTAGATGGTGCTTCATGCCAGTAAGAGACGAAACGAACGACCTAATCGCAAATTTTGTTGGGGTGGATAAAACAAAGCAGTTCATCGGCTACAATGCACCATTTATCATGAACCTGGCAGTTCAGCCAAGCTTGATGTATATCTTCCGCAAAGTGGTAGAATATGAAGGATACACTCTCAAGCGCAACGACTTCGACTGCAAGCCGTGGGACCAGCTATATATAGCTTCGGCCTACAAGACTCGTGAACTGCGCAGGGCGCTTCCACATTGGTCATCTTATACATTCATTGAAGAATTCCGGAAATTCTTCAATGCCTCCATCTACTTCGATGAAGCCCAGAAGACCTGCTGCGTCATCAGTTCCTCAGAGTTGAGTTCTGTAGATTCAATTGAGATAGAACCACTGGTTGAATATTCGGCAGACTATGACGAGGACGGTTCTTTCAGTACTTCATCAACCGCTAACCTGGAGTATAAGCTAGATGATTCAGTCAATAGAGGTAGCTATGAGAGCATCTCCAAGAAGGTGTTCAGAAACTTCAATATTGTCAAAAGCGTAGATTATTTTGGCGAGAGCAACCAGTTCGCCTTGACAACACAGGGATGGAGCGAGAAGAAGAAGAGACAGACCATCATCGAGCACTTCTACAGCTATTACATATATGTAGAGGAGGACAATACCAAGACCTGGCAGTTGGCAGGTTACTGGTCACCGCTTATCAGAGACCAGAACTCCGATGATTACGTTGATCTCTGCATCTCTCCAGCAGCGCAAGTTGTAGAAGATATCAATTTCAAGACAGCATTCTTAGGAGAAGATAATCACTACGAGAAGCGTTGCCTGTTGTCAATACCTAATGACAAGGAAGCGGATTCCAAGGAGTGCGATGTTGATGATGACGGATATAGCTACATATCCGTACAGGATGCCATAGATGATGAGTCGAGCATGGAAGAAAGCGAAGATGAAGAGGAGGTCATGAGTGTTTTCTTCATTCTGCCAGGCAAAGTGCAGGCGTATGACAAGCCATATGGCCATATTTCTTGGGTTGGAAATAAGTCGAGGTGGCCTATGTTTATAACCGATTACCGCATTAATACTGATTATCAGTATGCAGGAGTTAGTTCTATAGGGGACACAAAATTATTCTCTCTGTCTTTGAATTCTACCAATACAGGTGTCATATCACTTGGTAAGTTCCATAATTCAGTTATCAAAATTGATAATCGAAATTGCATGGAAGTCAAGTTCAAGTCAGATGTCATACCGGACCCTTCCAAGATATACATCATCCGCAACAAGAAATTTGTGTGCGAGAAGATAGAGATGGAAGTAAAGGACGATGCCATCGAGCCAGTTTACACGGGATATTTTTATATGCTATCATAATATATATAATAAGGTGGGGAGCAGTTAGCTCTCCACCTTATTATATTATAGGATACCCTGATAGTTCTTGATATACTCATTCGCCGTCTGTATATCCTTAGGCGTATAGATGTCTGTGATGAGTATGGATGAGTGTCTCGCCTGGTCTCTGACCGACAAGACGTCGGCATTGGCCCGCAGCATATTGGTGATGCCAGTGTCTTTCAAGCTGTAAAACTTGAACCGAGGTGAGAGCTTCAGTTCCTTCCTCAGGACACGAGTCCAGTAGTCTCTGAACATTTTCTCATTTTTTCTTTCTGGTCCGGGGCAGAACCCGTCAGAAAAGAGGTAGTCCTGCCCTGGGTGTGAGAAGATATTGAGTTCCATCATGAGTTTGATGACATGAGTCGGCAACGTAATCACAGCATCATTACCATTTTTAGTGTTCTCACCATGCAGAGTGAGTGTCTGAGTCTTGATATGAATATCACAGATTCTGAGATAGGACATCTCTCGAGGGCGGATGAAGAGGTAGTGAATGATTTCACACGCCAGCAGATAGTGCCTGTTATGCTCCATCAGATAATCTCTGATGAGCTGCATAGTGCAATCCGGTATGACATCTCTGCTTTTCTTCTGTCTGTTCTTGATACGTTCCAAACCTTCTGTTGGGTTCTTTGGTATATAGCCTCGAGCTAACAGATAAGCGGAGAAACTCTTAGTCCAGGCAAGATAGTTATTGCGAGTCAATACTGTATTATTCCTGTCGATGAAAATGTAGTCCAGAAACTTACTCACATTACTTTTGTCCCATTGATAAGAAAAATTGAGAGTTATGTTTTTTTCTTTCTTCCATTTTTCTAGGATACGGACACGGCTGCTGTAGTCAACGTAAGTCTCCTCACGCATACTTCCCTCATTGCACATTTTTGTTAGATAAGCCTTATATTTCTCGAGAACGTCTTCCCACTTCGTATATTCCAGAGGCTGCAGAGCCTCAATCCAAGGATTCCAGCCTGCCATGAGCTTCTCTGTGAGATTCTTGATAATCTGGTCGGCATAGGCGCGCTGGTTCCGCTTGCCCTTAACATGATCAAGCATGATTTTTTTCTTCCTCATGCGGTTGATGCCTGGATCAAAGGCCATGAAGGAGATATAACATTCAGATGCCTGGTGAAAAACTGGTGGTTTCCAGCCAATGACACTGCTAAGTACTGTGTCATTCGAATTTGGAGCATAATTTTTTTTAGCCATATCTTTAATTTTTCTCAGATATAGCCTGTTATTAATAATGTATATAGGAGTGATACCGAAATTGTACCGACCATTTTGGCACCGACTGAGGTAAATCCTCAGTGTTTATGGCACATTTACCGGCTTTTCGTCGGGATTACTGGACTCGAACCAGCGACCTCATCGTCCCGAACGACGTGCGCTACCAACTGCGCTAAATCCCGATGCCGATTTACTGTTTTTTACAGAATGACGATGCAAAGGTACATGAAAATTGGGACAAAACAAAATAAAAATGCATTTTTTTTCACTTTTGGGAAAGATTTTCTTGAAAAAATTTGTTGGAACCAAAAAAAATGTGTACCTTTGCACCCGCAAATGAGAAATCGTTTGTTATTCATAGTTGGTGCCATAGCTCAGTTGGTAGAGCAAAGGACTGAAAATCCTTGTGTCCCCGGTTCGATTCCTGGTGGTACCACTTCTATTGAAGCTGAATCTTCGTAACAAGATTCAGCTTTTTTTTGTTAATTTCCTTATCTATGATAACGTTTTCGTATAAAAGTTGTTCGGGTTCAAATATTTTCATGGAGTCTAACTACTTCGAGGCAGTGAAGCGCCCAATCATGAGTTCTCTGCAGGGAACTGATCAGTTATATTACTTACGCTGACAATCCTGCAAGCTTCGATGCTTATGAGGTAGCCAAGCCTTCTGATCAGCTTCCATTACCTGCTTTAGCAAATATCCTGGATTCATACGAGTCGGGTGTTGTGAAAGTAATGGGTGTGGAATGAATTATGGACTGATATATATTACAAAACGGACAAAACCAGACATATTCTGGTTTCTTGTCCGTTTTTTGTTTTCTTTTGGCAATTTTCAGTCTTGTACTTTTGATTGTATTTGATACTTTTGCAACCACAACAAAATGTTAGATCAAATAATAACCTGATTAAACAACTAGGCAAATGAATGCAATCTTTAGTAAAGTAAGAAAGAGAGGTATCCTTCTCGCAGCTTTGTTACTCATGGGATGTTTGCAGCTTTT